TGAGGATCCATTTCCTCGTTATCTACAGGCAGAGGAGCTTTCATCAGCTCGGCAAGGATATCTGTCAGTCGGTACAGTTTGAGATTGCTCTCATGACCACCGGCTGGGCTTATGTTTTTTACCCGAGCCGCAACAGTCTGTCGATGAGCACCGGATAATGCGGCCAGTTGGGAAATATTCAGATGCAGATTTTTAATTCACGATCCATAACTCCCCCTGAAAATTATGTAAACACACACCAGTGATGAACAAAAACAACCAGATTCGACACTAAAATTTTATTTTCTATATATCAACAACTTACACTGGTGGTGATGGTGCCATAAAAATCAAAAAATGCGCCTTTTTCCGCGCCGCCCGCCCCGTGTTCAGGCCCACCACACCAGGAGGACCCGAAAAATGATAATGGTTATCATTTGTAATGTAGTCCGGTTTCTTCCACCATCGCACCGGACCAGCGACTATGAGGGGACAACGCCGCGCTCCGTTAACGCGGTAAACCCCGGTGTGTATCGTTTTTGATTATCCCCGCACACTCGCGCAGAGGAGTCTCCCTGTCGGGCTGCGGTCTCTGTTAATACGGGAATACGGCGACAATACCGCGCATGGATAATAAGGTCGCTCAACACACTGGCTGTAATGCAGCGGATACCATGCGGCATTTAGCGGCATTCATCGTACACTCAACGGTTAGCTCTTCATTCGTGGCATTCACCTGAAAGGTCCGGGAGTGTAATTGCGTACATTTACCACTGAACGAACCTTCAACAAGAACACGACCACGCTGCAAAATACGGAACGGAATTGTTCCCTGAAAAGGCTTTACGGTTACCAGTAATTTCTTCATGCATTCTCCGGATAACAAAAATACTAGTTAATACACTGAGTGCGGATATATTCCTGCGCCCCTTCCAGCTGCTTCTGCATCATCATCAACCGTTCTCTGAGGATGAAATAATCCCGTTCAGCGGTGTCTGCCAGTCGGGGGCCGGTTGCATTATCCACGCCGGAGGTGCCGGTGGCTTCACGCACGGTACCGTGGCAGGTGGCGTTGATCCGCAGGCGCTTACGACCAGCGGCAACATCAGCACGCAGAGTTTCATTTTCAGCTCTCGCATCGGCTAATTCCTTCGAGTATTTTGCATCGAGCGCAGCAACATCACGCTGACGCACCTGCATGTCAGTAATGGTGGCATTCGCCTGTTCCAGCTCTCTGGCTTTTTTATCGCGCTGCGCTTTGTAGGTGATGGCGTTATCGCGGTAATGATTAACAGCCCATAACAGACAGACGATGATGCAGATAACCAGAGCGTAAATAATCGCGGTTACTCTTCTCACTGATCTATCCCCCAACAAGCTAATGCGCTTTCCTGGTCACGACGAATAACCTGTCCGTAGCAGTTATTTGAACGTGTGCGGCAATCACGCCCACCGTCCTTAATCCACCAGCGAATCGCCTCACACGCTCCCCTGCGATCACCTGCATTAATTCGTTTATAAAACGTCGACGGGAAACACTTACCTGGGCCAATGTTGTAAGGACAGAATGACGCAATACCCGCTTTCTGGGGTTCAGTCAGTGGCACTTTGATGTTTTTCTCCACCCATGCCAGCGCCTTATCACGCTCAATGGCGTTAACCTGGTCGCATTTCCCCTTCGACAGCTTCATGCCAGGAATAACAGGCTTACCATCCACCCGGGTGGCTCCACGGCAGATGGTCCAGATACCCGCACCATCACGGTATGCCGTGGTGTGGTTGCCTTCCTTTTCATCCAGAAACTGGTCGAGGATTTCAGGCGCAGAAGCACCTGCGGCAATCAGCGCCAGAACGGCAGCCGATAAACCATAGCGGAGTTTCCTGCTCATCAGCTTACTCTCCCCGTGCCGCCTTACGCCTGTCCTCTCTGATTTTGAAATACAGGTTCGTCAGGTACGTCAGCAGACCAAACAGCAGACTCCCCAGCACGCCTATTGCCGCCCACTGAGACGGGGAAACCCTGTCCAGCAACTGCAGGAACCAGTAGCCCGTTCCCACCGCTGACGTGGTGTATGACACACCTGTTGTGATTTTTTCCATCTGGTACATACCCCGTCTCCCGTTATCCGGAAGCTCACAACATGAAAAAGGCCAGCAGCTGTTTACTGATGGCCCTGACTCCCCGTTACAGCATCATGACCGATTCGGGTTGAGGTTCAGTCGCATCGGCGACCGGTGATTCAGGCTGAACTTCACCGCTCTCTGCGGTGGTATCTCCCGCTTCAGTCGGTGGCTCTGCCTGTACACCAAGCAGCTCATCCAGAATGGCATCAACCTCTGCATCAAGACGCGCTTCCAGGTTATGGCGAAGTTTTTGTTTCAGTGCGCTCAGGACTTCTTCAGAGCGCAGGACTTCCTTCACTGCCTCTGCAGTGACCAGGGATGTAATTTCTGACATGGGATTTTCTCGTCGAAAGGTGTGATTAAGAAAGTTGCCGCTAAATGAGCGGCTCTTCGGGTTTGCTTCCGGCTGACTGACCGGCGCTGATTTTCTCAGCGGCCCTTTTGTCAATCTGTCTGCGCCAGAAGTCACGCATGGCCCTGTACCCACCCGAAAGGAGATACAGCACACAGACCACCGTACAGAAGTACAGCATTAACTGGTTCAGAAATGTCATAATTTCTTTCCGTTATTGTTGACTAAGTAAACAGTTTTCATTTAAAAATGCCGATGACGAAAGTGGTAGTATCTTTCCTTGATTCTCCATGAATCTCACACCGCCAGAGGTCTCAGGCAACTGGCGGCTTTTTTTATCATGCCGCGGCATCCGCGTTGTTCACTTCCACCGCAATGCTGTCAATCAGCACCGGGTAAGTCGCATTCCTGGTAATGTCTGTCACATGCAGTTTATCCGCCGCAAATGCACTGACCGGTGACTGCGTCAGCGTGAACGGTGTGCCATCCTGACCATCAATAACCGGCGTCACCTGAAGGCTGTTATTCCCGGCAAAGCGGAAAGCCAGCGTATGCCATTCGTTATCAAATGCGCCAAAGCTTCCCAGTTTCAGGTTGTTTGTCGCCACTTTCGCATTGTGGTACATCACATTCAGGTCTTTTGCATCTGTCTGGATGTAGAACGCTGCCAGCAGGTTATTCCCCCCGTCTCCGGTCAGGGCAACGCCCTGTGGCAGTGAAGATACCGGCCAGTAAAACGCCATAACATACTGGTTCGCAGCCAGCGCTCCCGAAACCTTAAAGCGGCAGCGAATCTGCCCCCCTTTCTGTAACAGAGCCGCACCGTTGCCCGCGGCGTACTCCAGCACCCAGCTGCTTTTACCGGCTTCCTTGGTCAGCTTCACTGCCTTACCTCCGGTTCCCTCCGCATCGCTGACCACTTCTGCCCTGCCGCCACTGGCTGACCATCCCTGTACTTTCAGGCTTCCCTCTGACTCGCTGGCAAGGTAAGAGAGCAGTGTTGTGACGCCTGTGGCTTCTGCACCGGAAGGCGATGACGGGCGCACCTCTGATACTGTCGATGATGCCCCCGCGTTTAGCGCCACTCTTCCCGCATGGCGCAAAATCGCCGTTGCCAGACGGTCGGAAATAATCCCACGGCGTGCCCAGGCGCTGAAATGGCTCGCCCTGTCCTGTGACGTCCAGGTGGCTGAGCTGTCACGCCATTTCGAACCGTAATATCCGATACCCGGAATGTCCGGGTCTTCTTCCGGTTTGTTCGTCGGCACATTCACCCCGTTCTCATCCGTCATGAACGGTACGAAATGGATATTCTTTTCCGTTTTGTTTTTGTAGCTGCCGTACACCGTCTGGTACGAGGATTCGTTCTTCTGCTTCCAGAAATACGTCGTGTCCCCGCATATCCAGGGAACACCGTCAGCAGAGCCACCAACGCACTGACCTGCCATATCCGCCAGGTCTGCACGGAATTTATCAACCAGCGCACCAAACTGTGCGGCATGATTTGCCGGCTCCGCAAAATCAAATTCCCCCTGCATCCACACCACGGCAAACAGCACATTTTCGGGTTCTTCTTCAGTGCTGC